CGCACTATCCATAAGTTTTAAGTAATCATAAAAGATCACACACTCTTTAGCTGTGCCATCATCATTAAGACCAACCTCTTTAAGAAGCCACCTTCTCATTACTGCTAACTGCTCTTCAAATGGTTTACCAGCAATGGACTTATGAAACCACTTGCTTTCTTTCAGCTTATCCGCAGCTTGTATAATCTTAGCTTTTTTGTCTGGGGATTCTGCAAATTTTCCAGTTTCTATCGCATTAATTTCAGTTTCTGTCATCATTGCTAAGATTCTGTTAATGTGATCTTCTTTATTCATTTCGGTATCCATATTAAGAACCGGAATACCTACTTTGTTAGCAATATACTGACCCATATTATCGGATAGGAGTGTCTTACCTGTCTTTGGCCGTGCTGCTATCACATTTACAGTACCCTTTCTGAGTCCGCCACCTATAGCTTGATCATATATGGGGAATCCTGTAGAGATACCAACCTGATCAACCTTTTTAGTTTCTAGTTCTGCCAGATAAGCATCTAGGTCTTTTCCGAAAGATACTGGATGATTGTCTGTATCGCTCAACAATGATGAAAAATTTAAAACAGCATCTTCAGCTATTCCTAGAATAGAAGCAATCGGTTCGCTCCCGGTAACGTCTAAGATTTTGTCTTGAGCTTGCTCTAGCTGTTTTCTTAAAAGTCTGGCAATCTCTAGTTTTCTGATTTTAGCGGCGAACTTACGAACATTTTCTATATTAACAGGAAAGTCTAAAATAGCTTTAAGATGTTGCGCTTCTTCTTTCTTGGCTAATATATGTCCAAAATTTAGTTCTTGAGCTATAGAAAAAATAGATGGGATATCAATACTAGGCTTATGATCTCTTTCGCAAAGAGTTTTTAAGCAAGTATAAATGATACTATTGCTGTCGATGGTAAACGTTGTTGACTGTACAATATCTGCAATATCCAAATAAGCATCTTCACCAAATTTACAAATACCAGCAAGAACTGCTCTTTCTGCTGATGGGTCACACAAAATCATTCTATTTCCTTTCAGCCTGCTGACGTTGAACAATTGTTACATTTATATCGGTCTGGCGCATCGAAAAGTAAAGCTGGACTTATTGTTTCTTTTCTTCCACAAACACGACAAACAACATCTATCATATCGAAGTCTCTAGATCGACTAACTGGAGGAAACTTAGCTAGTTTCTTGTCAATAGCAACATCATCTTTATGCATGTCTTTTTCAGACATACTTAAAAACTTATTCGTGCTTTTAGTCATTTTCCTCTTGGATCCCTTGGTCCTAAGAGGGGCTGTAAATTCTTCGTTAGATGATTGATCTGTTTCTTGATCTTCTTCGGTAGGAAGCATCTGTTGAAGCAGATTGATCAAATTTTTGAGTTGTTCTGGATTTTTAGCTAAATCATTAAGATCCATTTTTCACCTTTGCCCTTTGAATAGATAACATGATGTCTGATAGATGTTTAATACTATTTGCCAAATATTGAAGTCTATCACTTCTTTGTTTAGCGTATTTTTTAATCTTATTTAATGCTGATGCCTTTTCATTATTTTTAATAGCCTGAAAGGACTTTTCGATATAGCCATATCCCTTATAGTTGTTAATATCTTCTGCTATTGTCTCTTTTATGGTCTCATCCGCCCAGTTCAATCTAGACAGCTCTCTATTTATAGAGCGTTGAACATGAAACGCAAACTGTCCTAATCTATAAGCTATTTCCCCACAAACTTCTGGTGTTGTCTTTTCAAGCTCGTCTCTGCTCATTTGGAAATAACCATTAAGTTCCTCTTCTGAAAAAGAGTCAGCTCTGTAAGTTCCTAGTCCAATACCTTTTTCGTATTCGTCAAGGATCTTATCCCATTCGTTTACTTGTTCTTTAGTATTCATTTTTAATCCTTATTTCCCATTGCTCTGTTTGATCAAATGGCAACTCTATATATTCAATTCCATTTAATTCGCACCACTCTTTTTTGTCTTGATCTCTTTTCTTATGTCTTATAAAGCCTAGTGGACTATTATGGAAAAACCTACTAAACTTATAGTGTTGTTCTCCATGAACTTCTACGCACTTCTTAATAAGAGGCAAATAAAAATCTAAATAAAGAGTTTCTGTTCTTCTTGTATTAACGGGAACTTCTTCCAATACCTGTAAGGTAGGAAAGCAAGCATGGATTAAATCTCTGGCCTGTAAATGTAGGCTAGATTTATTTTGAATAGATCCATGAGCAATATTTCCGATTAACTGCCAATTATAAGAATTCCCATCTAAATCTTTTACTTGCATTTGATGCCCATAGTCTCCTTGACCTTTGTCCATAAATCATCATAAACTTCGGGATGCTCAACCAAATACTGTCTGGTCTTTTCAAGACCTTGGAACTTTGGCTTGTCCTCGACAGATGACATAGTATACCATGCGCCACCCTTTGACACAAGTCCCAAATCTACAGCGAGTGTCAATAGCTCCATTTGCTTATCAATACCCTGTCCATATCTGATATAACTAGTAATCTTACCTCCAGGAGCACCTAATGCAGAGCAGAGTACTTGCCAGTGTACTTCTTGTCCTATCTGAGGACTGTCTGTGCTTAAATTCCATGGACTAAAATAGTTAGCCTTGATTTTAATATCTGTTTGATAAGCAATAGCTTGACCACTCTTTTCTTTCCACTCACTGTGTCCCATGCCGGGATTACCCATTTGATGAGTAATACCTATAACAATATTCCTATTAACAGGAATAACATTGGCCACCTTCCTACAAAACTTTGCTAATAGCTTTGCACCATCGGCTCTTTGCATTTTGTTCATATCGCTGGTAATTTCAGCTTCTGTACATAAAGCAGAATACGAGTCGATGATAACTACCGAGCCTGGAATTTCATTGATAATTCTTTCACCAATTTGAAGATATTCTTCTGCGTGTAGAATCTTGCCTTCTTGAGAACCTATGATATTAAACTTATCTAGATTTAATCCTGGGATACCCTCTAGATCTCGTTTCTTTAATCTTCCTTCTATATTAAGATAATATACTTCTCTGCCTTCTTTGAATGATCCGTGAGCATACTCTTTCTTTTGTGCTGTTGCACAGAAGTCTAGTGAGGTTGTGGTTTTCCCGCATTTAGGTTGACCGGTAAAAATAACGAATGATCCTTCTGGGATACCACCATTTAGTACAACATCTAATGCTGGACTAACAGGAATATTGATTAGTGACTTATCAATAACGGCATTTGCCGTTAACATTACATTATCACCAAAATTCTTTTTAACGTCTTCTTTAAGTGCCATCATCTAGATCCTTTAATTTAGAGAGTATACCCTTTTTACTATTTTCACTAGTCTTATATGTCTTGTCTTCTTTTCTGTCGAACTCAAGAGTTAAAGACTTATTTTGAGATTCCAGTATTTGTTCTTGTTGTTCTATAATAGGGATCAGGTGAGGGGCGCGTAGGGAATAAATTTTTGAAGCTTCCTTGGTATTCAAAGCTCTAACAATTGCTGTCTCAGAATGCTTTTCTAGAAGTTTATTCGCTGTGCCTATTTGATTCCTATAATATGCTGACCATGTTTTATTTGCCCAAAATCTATAATGTAAATCTTGACCAGTAAGCTTAGCTTTGTTCTCGCATATTATCTCTGTAATATATTGAGCAGCAGATACGAGCTTACCGTTCGAGTATTTCGAAGGGTATTTATTGCTCATGTTCACCCATTTGGCCTAAATATGTTCTTGTTAGTATTAGGATGCGCCTGATTGACTTTTTTAGCATGGTCATTTACTTCTGATGCTTCTTTCGTCATAATAGCCACGCTGTTATTTCTCTTTGCAGAAGTGTGTCTTATCATTAAGTCTTTGGATGCTGGTTTCTTAGCAACTTCAGAGGTTGTTTTAACAGAGCTTTGCTGATTAACATTCCTAGACTTCTCTAAAACTCTTTGTACTTGCTTAAGTTCCAAATCTAGCTCTTTAGCGATTGTTTGCTGGTCTTTGCCCGTACTGTTAAGCCACAGTATTGCATATTGCTGAGTTTTGTTGGTTCTAGCCATTATATTATCTCTCTTTCCGCATTATGTAGCCATGCGATATTTTGGGTACTTAAAAACCTGAGATAGAAAACAAAAACTTTTTCATTAACCTCTCTAAACTTAATACCATCCTTACAAACTCTGTCTAGAAATGTGTTAACTTTTTCTTCTCCATAAATCGAAACGGGATTGTAGATATTTCCGTTGTTTCCTGTTCTAATATAGAACTTGACCGAGCCATCAGAACGAAAAATCTTTTTAGCAAATACATTCTCGGAATCGGCTTCAACAGTGTAATTATACAAAGAGTCTGTTGTTTCGCTTAATCCTTTTAATGTATAGAATTGATCAGTGGCTTGCTGAATTTTAGTATTATCTTTTCTGGCCTGGAATATAAAGTCTTCATTCATTGGTATTCTCTTCTTCTGTGTTTGGTTTATTGATTTTTTCATCAGTTTTATCTGCTGCTGTTACCATAGCTTCTTCAAAAAAGTCGGTAAATGTTTTTACGTATTCTGTATACTTAATTCCTGTTGGTACTGGAATATGGTATGTTTTTGTACTCACCTCCCTGTTTGCAACAACATATCCTTCTTTGTCTTGTTCTAGAACATTAATTCCTAAGCTAAAAATAATCTCATGAGGACAATCTATAAGTTTTGTTTCTTCTGGAAAAAAACTAAGCTGATTATCAAATTGGTGTTTTAATATGTCAAAACTATTTTTAGGTAGAATTTCTTCTAACTTATCTAGCTGTTCTTTTGTTAGGCTGCTTGCTTCCATTTTCTGTCCATTTGATTTTAGGTTGCTTCTTCATTCTCGACATGCCCGTTGGCAGGTCTTGTGTTGGGGCGTCTTCTCTATATGCATTATGTTTAACGTGTAGTTCTCGTTTTTGGTCGTCACTCATCCTATCTCTGTTTCTGTTAGCTAAATCCCCCAGCGTCTTTAATTCGCTATCAGACTTTTTAACAGAAGCATTGAGGGTCAGTAGATCTTCGATATATCTTCT